AATTATGGAAGGAGTAGTATCAACAGCTCGAGTAGTAATTCCTGTAACTATAACAGCAGACTAAAATATAAAATATAATGTATACACGATTTAATCAAACACAAGATATTGTTTCAGAACAAGCTCAAGAACTAATAACTTCTACATGGACTGATAATACTAACAACTTAGCATCAGCTCATACTTCATCAGTACAAGCAGATTTCTCTACACCTACAAGTTCAGGACATTTTTATTTAGACGTTTACAATAAACAAACATCTGACGTAACTTCTGAAGTACAATATTCTATTGCATACGGACATAGATATGGATCAGGTTCTCCTGATTTTACTAATGACACCGGTTCATTTGGGTTAGGGGCTTCAAAAGTTACTTATAACCAATATAGACAACTTCATTTTGGAAATGACCTTGATTCCCAAGGTAATACTCAATTTTTTGAATTTGGTGACCATACACCTGATGGTATTTATGTAATAAATATAAATAGGTCTAGATATAAAAATAGACTTACTTTAGGTTCTTTAAATTTAAAAATTTCAGGAACAGCACATGGACAAGATGTATCTGCAGATCAAGTAATTGAACTTACAGATGATAGTGTTACTGTAGGAACATCAGTTGATACTAATTTAGGCCCTAGATACAATATTGTATCTGGATCAAATGGTGTTTTAAGTGGCTCTAATCTTAATCAATTAACTATTAATAATAGTGGTTCTAGATTTGGTCATTATTACCCACATGCAGGAATTATAATTTTAAATGGAGATGCTTTTAAAGGTTCATTAAGACCTGTTACTTCTTCGGGAGCTCAAAATTTTGATGATGATAATCTAGATAAAAATACAGAAAGATTATATAGACATATTTCAGGAGCAGGAACATTTATAGTAGATACTACAGAACAAGTAACTTCAACATTCTTCTTCTGTAGAGCAACTAATGGTGCTTTTAATTATACCAATAACTCTTCATTTGTAGATGCAAATGGTAATATTAGACATGAAACTATGAAACTTAACCCTAAAACTTTCATAACTACCGTTGGACTATATAATGATGCCTTCGAATTATTAGCAGTAGCTAAATTAAGTCAACCAGTCGCTAAAGATTTTACAAAAGAAGCACTTATAAGAGTAAAATTAGACTATTAAAATGTTATTTAAATGGCATCGTACGTCTATAAAAAATTTACTAATCAAGACTATAGGACAACTTCCTTTAATGCTCATAAACAGTATAATTTCAATTCAGCTTCAGCAGCTTCTAACAGTGTAAGTATATATAACACTCGTTGGACATCAGAATCTGTATCTGTTCATAGTAGTGCAAGCTCTAACCCTGAAGGAATATTTGATAGAATTAATACTATTAAATATAATCAATTAGATTTTTTGTTTTATAAAGACTATAAATCAAATTTTATTAATTTAAGAGACTTTATTGATCCTAAAAAACAAAGAAGAGAACTATACGAAAAAGCAAATATTATTTCTATCCCTTCAGGCTTATATGGTTCTGAAATAAAAAAATCTTCTTTTTATTTAAGTTCTAGTACGTATGAAGTTGTAGATGATTCTTATGGCAATTTAATAATTAGTGGTACTAATTTAAATGATTATCCTACGGATGTTGATGAAAATGTATTTCAATTAGGTCCTGTTAAAGGGTTTAAAAAATATGATTTAAGTATATATGATGGTTATGCTAAAACAACTTATTATCATCTTCCAGGAGTAGAATCAATTCCTGCTTTTGGACATACAACTCCTGTACATATGGGAGTACTTAATGAATACTGGAGACAAGGACAAATCAACCCTGCAGCTTCTCAATCATATACTTCTCCTACATCGTATCAAACAGGAAAGTGGATAGATAGAGATGGAGATGATAGTTATTTTAATAATTTTATTAGTTATGAAAAAGTAACTTTTTCAACTTCTTCTTTAGGAAGCAATTCATCAAATTTTTCTTCTATTGTTTTTAATAGTTATTCACAATCATATATTTCATCTCCTAATAGTACTAAATATAATTTTAATAGTGATGAAGATTTTGCTATTTCATTTTGGATAACCCCTAAAGCAACAGGGTCTCAAAATAATATATCTAATTTAGAAAAAAGGTATATAATAGCTAAAAGTGGAACCAAAACAGTTTTCCCTAATGTAGATCACCTTCCTGTTGGAATGGTAGCAACAGCTTCTTTAGCAGAAGAAGGACCACAATATCCTTTTGAAATATTTATGATAAGTCAATCATTATATTTTTCAAGATCAGATGGAGACCAAATAATAGTTGTAGATGCTGAAATAACCTCTAGTGATTCTGTTCAAAAAACATCTCATGTTTTATGTCAAAGTTCTGCTTCTAAATTAGAACTTTATATTGATGGTATAAAAAAAGTTTCTCAAACTTATTACTTATCAGGTTCTACTAAAAATAATGCTAATTTATACATAGGTTCAAAAGGACCTTTAAATACTTCAGTAGACAGTGGATCTAGAGATTTAGGAATAGGATCAGCACCTATAGGAGATGGGTTTAACGTAGAATATTTTTCAACTAATTATGATATGTGGAGATATGATCAACGTAATAAACACTTTAATGGAGAATTAAGTAACATAAATATATGGAATAGACCTTTTACTGCAACTCAAGTAGAAAATATATCAGAAAGCATAAATGGTTCACCTTATATAGGAAACATATTTTATAGAATGGGGTTTGCTACAATTACTCATCCTAAATATAATAAAATAGCAAGAGGAGAAGGATCATACATAGGAAATATGGAAATAGGTGATAGTCAATTCTATAATCCTTTTATAGTAGGAGGAGGAATCGATGATGGAATCAACACAATACAATTTCAAGGAACCCATTTAATACATGAACACGAATATGTTTGTCATATCCAAGAACACGAATATAACCATACAACTAATATAACAACAAGAAAAACAAGAGAAGGAAGTCCTTATGATATGGCAGATTTTACAACAAGTTCTTTCTTTCAACCCCATATAACAACAATAGGATTATATAATGAAGCTCATGAGTTATTAGTAACAGCTAAATTAGGACAACCTATAAGAGTCCCTGAAAATACAGATTTAACATTTGTTTTACGTTGGGACACATAAAATTACACTTTTTAAGAATTTTATATATGTATAACAAAACAATTATAATAAAATAGAACACTATGGCTAGTAATGTAACAAGAGATAATCTAAAAGGATATTTTAATACAGGTGATCAACCTACAGAATCAAATTTTGAAGATTTAATAGACAGTAATCTCAACATAACAGATGGAGGAACAGTAACAGGAAATACTGTATTTTCAGGCCATGTGTCAGGTAGTTCAGGTTCTGTATATCTTAGTGGGTCTATTCATAACACAACACATCAAATGACATTAAGAGGAGCAGGAGCACTTACAGGTTCTGCTTATTCATGTAAAACAGCAAATATTAATGGAGAAACTATTACTACAATATTAGTAGATATTGAAGGAATGAAATCTAAAAATGATGAGGGTGATGTAATTGGAATTGCAGGAACCACTAATTCTTATTTAATGAAATGGCAAGATGATATTCATGGCGTGTGTTATAAATTAGAAATGGCTTGTATTGAAGCACCAACAGGAGGTACTGAAGATATAGATTTAAGAGCAAATTCATCAGCAACTGCAACTTATGATACTGATGGTAGTGCTTATACTGCTTTAATAACTACAGGAGAAGATTGGACTATAAGAATGAGAAAAGGATCACTTGCTGGAGTAGGTACTTTTGAAGCTCCTACATCAGGTGCTGCTATTGTATCAACAACACCTGCTAATAATGATTACTTATATTTAGTAGCAGGAGATGCAGCAACAGACGGTGTTTATACTGCAGGTAAATTTATAATTAAACTTTACGGAGTAAAAGCAGACTTTAGCTAAAATTTTAAAGAATGAAATGGTTATATAAAGGATCAGAGATCAATGAGATTTCTGACTTACCAAACAATGCCTTTGGCTTTGTTTATCAAACAACTCACTTACCTACAAATAAAAAATACATTGGTAAAAAATCCCTAATGTATAATTTAAAGAAAAAATTAGGTAAAAAGGAAAAAGCACTTTGGGAAGGTAAAGGTAGACCTCCTGTCTATAAAAGAGTACTTAAAGAAAGCGATTGGAAAAATTACTATGGTTCACATGGTTTTATTAAAGAAGCAAATAAAGAAGATTTAAAAAGAGAAATCTTAGAAATTGCTTACTATAAAAAAGAATTGACTTACCTTGAATGTAAGTATCAGTTTACGCTTGGTGTGCTTGAAAGTAGATCTTACCTTAATGACAATATTCTCGGTAAATTCTTCGATAAAGATTTTGTTTAGTTACTTATTTTTCATACAATCATAGTATGAAGGAAGATCTTTTAAAACAACTATTAGAATCTGTATTAGGTAGAAGTAAATCAGCTAGAGGAGGTGATGAAGCAGTATTTACTTGCCCTAGTTGTAACCATCATAAGAAAAAACTTACATTTAATTTACAATCACAAAAATTTCAGTGTTGGGTTTGTGGTTATAAGGGTCATAGGGCTTATCAATTACTTAAAAAATCTAAAGCTTCTGCATCTTACTATTCAACCTTAAAAGAAATAGACAGTCAATATAATTTTAAACAACAAATAGTTAAAAAAAAAGAATCAACCTTTAATTTACCTGAAGGTGTACAACCTTTAATTTCTTCATCTGCTATATTGTCAAAACATGCTTTACATTATTTAGATCAAAGAGGCATATCACAACAAGATATAGTTAAATACAACATACATTACAGTGAACAAGGTGATTTAAAAAATATGGTAAT